GGAGGCCTTGCAGAAAAAGAAAAACATAGCAGACCTCGTAGTAGATAACTGGCGAAGTCTGTTCAAGCAGGAGAAAGACAATGAATGATAAATTGATGGAATTGGCAGAAAAGTTGTTGCAAATAAGAGACCTTAAGAGCAAAGCAGAAAGCGAAGCAAAGGAATACTCAAAAGAGCAAGAACAAATCGAAATTGAGATGCTACAGATAATGACAGACATCGAAATAGATGCTTTCAAAACAAAAACAGGCGTTCACTTCTCGGTAGTTAAGAAAGAGTTTAAAACAGCAAACCCTGAACGAAAAGAAGAGTTGTACGACCAAATGAAAGCAAACGGATATGACCATCTATTCACTATTAACGCAAACACTTTACAAGCAACAGTAAAAGAATTAACCCAGGAGAACGATGGTGTGATGCCAGAGTGGTTAGATGGACTAATTAACACATACGAGAAACAAAGTATACGAGTTAAAAGATAATAGGAGAACATTGAAATGGGAAATGAAATTGTAAAGAAAGAAGAAAACCAATTTGTTGCTAATGCGAGTATGACAGACCTACAAGAAGAAATGGCTGGATTGAGCATTACATTTGAAAAGATTAAAGTGCCAAGTGGTGGCGGACTAGCATTCGAGGTGCCAGGCGAAAACCCTGATGAACCAGACCTACAAAAAGAGATTAAAGCTGTGATTTTACATCACCACCCAATGCTTTCATATTACAAAGAAAAGTACACAGGCGGTAGCGAAGCTCCAGATTGTTCATCAATCGATGGATTAAATGGAATCGTAAGAGAAACAGGCGAAGTGAAACAATGTAATCACTGCCCATTTAACCAATTTAACAGTGGCGAAAATGGTGGCAAGGCTTGTAAGACCAAAAGAAGAATTTTCATCTTAAGAGAGAACCAAGCGTTCCCAACAATTCTTACATTGCCGACAGCAAGCATGAAAGAATTTTCAAGATACATCTTCAACCTAATCGGCAAGAACAGAAAATCAAACCAAGTTGTTACAAAGTTTAGTTTGAAGAAAGAAACAAATAAAACAGGCATCACATTCAGCAAGGTAGTGCTTACTTACGAAAGAGACCTACAAGAGAATGAACTTGCAAATGTGCAAAAGATGACTGACCAAGTCAAAGCGATGTCTACAACATTACAAGACAACTTTGATAGCGAAGAATAATTAAACATATAGGAAGGAGAAAAAATGGATAATGTTTTCGATGAGATAAATAGCAGGGTGGACATAAAGGAAATTATTGAGTTCTACCACCAACCAATGAACAGAAATAATAAGGTGTCTTGCCCCTTGCACCACGATAAAACTCCTTCATTGAGTGTTGATAGCAACAAGAAGATGTTCAAGTGTTTCAGTGCAGGATGCGACTTCGCAGGAGATGGAATAAAGTTCGTGGCAACATTAAAGAAAATAGATAACATTGATGCAGCGAAGCTGATCGCTCATGACTTTAACCTACAAATAGATTTCGACAAAAGAGAACTAACACCAAAGCAACAAAGCATCAAGGAATACATCCTAGAATGTCAAAAGCATTTGGATAAAACAAAGTACCTACAAAGTCGAGGTCTTACAACTGAAACACTAGAACACTTTGGTGTTGGCTATGATGTGAAAAGAGAAGCAATAGTCATACCATACAGTTCATCGCTAACATACTACCAAACAAGAGGTGTAAAGGATAAAAGGTTTTTTAAACCTAAAACTGAAGATGCAGGCGAAGAGCCACTATGGAATGAAAATGCTTTAAGAAGAAAGGACAAGCGACCAATCTATATTGTCGAAAGTCCTATATGTGCAATGAGCATAATGCAATACGGACACACAGCCGTGGCACTATGTGGCACAGGAAAAACAAGACTTGTAGAGTTGTGCAAAAGGTCAAAGCCAACAGCACCATTGATGCTATGCCTAGACAACGATGATGCAGGAAAAGAAACAACCGAGAAACTTGTCGAAATGTTGCGTGACCTAGATGTAAAACACATGGTATACAATGTGGCAGACAAGTGCAAAGACCCTAACGAGTTATTACAAAAGAACCCTACAAAACTATTGGAACGATTGAACCAGGGCTTATTGCAATCCAAAAGAATATCTAGAGGCAAGGATGACCTTATTCCAGCTGAAGAGTTATTCCATACGGAAATGCAACCGACCCGTTGGCTAGTAAAGGATATGTTGCCACAGGGTCTAACGGTCATAGTGGCAGCGAGTAAAGTAGGTAAATCCTGGATGATGATGCAACTCGCAAATGCAATAATCGAAGGGAAAGAATTTCTAGGAAAACAAACCATATTTGGCGAAGTGGTCTATGTGTCATTAGAAGATAGACAAGAAAGATTGTTGCGCCGAATGAACTGGGTTTGGAAAAAGAATGAACCTACAAAAGGACTTTATTTCAAAGAAGAGTGTGAAAGGTTGGATACAGGACTAATTCCACAAATGGAAAGAATACTGAAAGCACACAAAAACATAAAACTAATAATCTTTGATACATTCCAAAAGATAAGGGGTTCGGCAATGCGAAACGAAAGTGCCTATGCTTATGATTACAGAGAAATGACAATGCTTAAAAACTTTGCCGACAAGTACGATATAAGCATAGTGCTAATTCACCACACTAGAAAGCAACTAGATGAAAACGATGTGTTCAATATGACAAGTGGTAGTACAGCAATCATGGGTGCATCAGATACTTCAATGGTTATTTACAAGAAGAAAAGAACCGATGAAAATGCCACATTGAGCATAACAGGAAGAGATGTAGAGCAGAACGAATGGATTATATCGAGAGATAAGGACACTGGGATTTGGTCTTTGGTAGGGTCACCTGAAGAAGAAGAGAAAAAGCGAAAAGAAAAAGAGTTCCAAAACAGTCCAATGACAAAGGTGTTGGCAAAACTTAAAGAACAATATCCAACAGGATGGAAAGGAACGATGCTACAAATAGCACAGGCTTATCACGACTATTTCCATGAACCATTTCCAATGTCAGACCTAGAGGGTGGAAAACTTTTAAGAGATTATACATATAGCCAAAAGCTATATGCCTTAACAAAATGGGAACATCAAGCCAAAAGAAGAAGTAGTGGAATGTTGCATATATTCCAAGTACCACAGCGAAAATTATGGAACGACAACCAAGAAAATGAGTAATTGTGTAGAAAAAGAACATACACTACATACACTTCCTACACTAAAAACCCAATAAATGCCTATAAATAAGGCGAAAACAAGCAAAAATGAAACCTAGCACCAACATACACTCAACATACACTAACATACACTCAACATACACTACTCAAAACACAAAAACACGGAAAACAGCAAAGTATCCCAACGCATTTATACACTTATACATAATTACATCAAAAGTGTATGTAGTGTATGTAGTGTAGGGTGCATTTATACGCAAAGGAGAGAAAATGAAAGAAATAGATATAGTAAACAAGATAAAAGCTTACCTACAAACTAAACAAGGACTATTTTTCTGGAAAGAACATGGTGGTCAGTTTGGAACAGCAGGTATCCCAGACATAATCATTTGCTATAAGGGGAAATTTATAGGACTTGAATGTAAACTCCCAGGGCGTAAACCAACCTTATTGCAAAAGATAACACTAGGGAAGATAGAAAAAGCAGGTGGAATCGCCAAAGTGGTAACATCTGTTGAAGAAGTAAAAGAAATAATAGAAAATTTATAGGAGGGATATGGTGGAAGAAACCATACACAAACTAATAGTAAGCGAAGAGGCCAAGTTTGATTATGCCAATTTGTTTGGATTGCTAGTTGGAGAATTTGGAAATGACCTTCCACCAGATTTCCAACTGCCATATAAGATACAAGAAGAAACAGAAACATACATAACAAACCATAGAAAATTAACAGCAAAACATTATTTGCGATTAACCTACATTATTGATGAACTAGATGTTTCACTAATGTTGTTCATAATAAAGAGACATAAGGAAGACACAACCCAATATTGGGAATTAGTCGGCATTTGTTATGAAGAAGATTGGAACGAAGAACTAGAAGAATGTGGGGAAATGAGAAATTGGTATAATTCAAAAATAAAAGATATACCAACCGAAAGAGATTGGGTGTTAGTAGTAACGACACATAAAATTTTAGATAAATTAGAAGAAATAAGGGATATAGGAGAATATGAAGATTACATTGAAGCTCGTGAAACAATTGCTAGACAATTATCAAAGCCACAAATCGATGGTGGTGGGATTTCAGAAGTTGAACCAGGAAGAATTAAACATTTCCTTAAAAAGCGATATTATAATTCAGATACAGCAATTAAAATTATTAGACAACTCGATATTATTATTAACAGATGTGGAACAAGGGTTTGTGAATAAGGTGTTAAAGGGCAAGATGACTATAGCGAAATATTCAAGAGACAACTATATGAGCAGGCAAAAAGCGTATAGAATGCAAGCCCAAATACTCGAAAAAATAAAATTTTATATGGAAAAACTCCAAGTGTTGCAAAAGTCGATACAATCTTGAACAACCGTGCAACACTTATGAGACAAAATGGACACCCAAACCCGTATAATGATTATAGAGAGCAAAAACAAAACGACTCACCGAAAAAGGTGGGTTGTTTTTATTAAGGAGAAAAGCAATGCCATTCAAACCGAAGAAACCTTGCAGACAACCAGGATGTCCAGAACTAACAAGTGAGACATTTTGCGAGAAACACAAAAAGGAAAGCAACAGGATTTATAATCAGTATAAGAGAGATGAATTAAGCCGAACATTTTATAGGACACAACAATGGAGAGAAATTCGACAAAAGAAACTACACATGAATCCATTCTGCGAAGAGTGTAAGAAAGGTGGAACGATGGTAGTAGGAAAGATAGTTGACCATATCACACCAATTAAACAGGGTGGAGCACCATTTGATTTGGACAACCTACAAACTCTTTGTTGGTCTTGCCACAGCAGAAAATCAATAGAAGAAGGAAGTCGATTCGGAAATGTACAAACCAGACAATGATAATATTCAGAAAGCAAACTTCAAAGCAGATAACAAGTGGAACATTCCAAAGATTAAAGGGGTTCAAGAATTCGACAAAAATATAGAGTTCATAGGGTTCAACTATGCTAAAACATTCCAAAGAGAGAATAAAACCAAATTCGGCATTCATTTCTTCCTAGATGACTACCAATTCAATAGGATATGGAATAACCCAAACAAATACATAGAATTATTAAAAGAGTTCGAATATGTTTTAAGCCCAGATTTTAGTATGTACACCGACTATCCAAAAGCGATGCAGATGTGGAAACATTTTCAAAAACACTGGATAGGTGCATATCTAGAAAAGAACGGAATAAAAGTAATTCCAACAATAGGTTGGAGTGATGAAGAAAGCCACGAATGGTGTTTCGATGGCGAGCCAAAGAAAACAATAGTAGCTGTGAGTTCAATAGGAACACAAAGATACGAAGAAAGTAGGGTTCTATTCCTAAAAGGGTTCAAAAAGATGGTTCAGAAACTAGAACCTACACAAATACTATTCTGGGGAAACATTCCAAAAGAGTTGGAAGAAGAAAAAAGAATCATCCACATGGGATACATAATGGATGAAAAATTCAAATTAATGAGAGCATAAATAGTTGATTTATTTAGAAAAAACACTGGACTTTAACGAGTGTTTGCGGTATGTTTTGTTTGACAATAATAAGGAGAAAAAAGATGGATTTATTGGAACAAAAACTAAAAGAATTCAAACACACGAAAGCTGTCGGACCAGGATATCCAAAAGGATACAAAACACACATCAATGCATATATGAGTGGGTTTAACAGTGGAAGATTTGGAGAGTACCAAAAAGAGCACTTCGTAGAGTCAAGAAAGTTGGCTAACAGTATGCTAGAACATTATAATAATATGATAAAGGAAGACTGGGAAACAGCCAAAAGAATGGTGGTTGATGCAATCATAAACATCGAAACCGAAATAAAAAAAAGCGAATTATTATATGGCGAGAATAAAGATACCGATATCCTAAAAGATAAAAGAGCTGTGCTATACTTTATATGTTGGTCGCTCCCAAAACTAAATAAGGAAGAGGTGGCGTAATGACAGAACAATCATATAAAAGATTAAAAAAGCAAATAAGAAAGATAGTCGAAATTAAAGACCATCAAGAAGCTTTAAGAAAAGCAGATGAAATTAAAACATTAATAGAAAAGATAATATCGTTAGAGTTGTTCGACAAACAAGGCGAACTATGGATAAATGATTTATTAAATGCATCAAAGGATGTTAAAAAAGCCATAGAAAACAGAATAAAAAGAATACCTAAAAGGTTGATAAAATACACTCACGAATGGAGAGAGGCAAACACAAAAATATTAGATGCCGTTATAAAGAGACATAAAGGGTCAAGATATGGCGACACAGGTGTGATTGAGGCCGTAAATAAAGAGCAAGCAAATGAAATTAAAAACGACTTAATCCAGGAAGGTAAAAAGCAAGACGGTGTGTTTGATAAAACATACATAGCATACTATCGAGCAACCAAAACCTGGGAAGTAAGATACGATTAAAAGGAGCATAAAATGGGTGGAAGAGGTGGAGCGAGTGTTCAATCAAGGCAAATGCATCCAGAGTATACAAGAGCGGTTGAGACAGCTAGAACAAAACTGAAAGCCGAGCAACAGGAAACCAAAGCAAGAACTCAAAGAATAGCAAGTTCTGTTAAGGCGAAAAATGATGGCTTGAAGAAATATGCAAGCAAGAATGCAGAATGGAAAAAGAAAGTTCAAGAATCTGCTAGGTTAGCCCAACAAGGTAAATTTGAAGAATCAGACAAGGCATACCAAGAAGGCAGAAAAATATACGAGTCAATTCCAAAAGATTATAGAGTAGATTAGGAGGAAAAATATGGGTGGAAGAGGTAGCAGTTCGGTAAGAACAACCGAAGAAGCAAGAAGAGAAAGAGCAGAAGGTGTGCTAAAAGCAATGAGAGATGCTGGAATGAAACCAGTTAAGTCAGTAGAAGAAACTATGGACATTATAAAGAAATATGAAAGCAAAGCAACAGATGGTTTGAGCGATTATGTGAATTACAGCCAATATGCGAACTATGAAAATCAGTTCATGAGAAATGCAAATCAATACACAAAGAAAGGGTATGAGAAAGGCAAAAAAGAAATACTAAAACAAATCAGCACAAACCCTGGAAACATAAAGAGTTATACCGAAACGAAAGTAAAAGAATATCAAACAAAACTAGACCGAATAGATAAGTCAATGAAAAAGCCAGGCATAACCGAAGCTGAATACCAAAAAAAATATAAACAACAACACGAACTATTCGGTAGATTAAATGCAATAAGGAATGTTAATCACACAATAAAATAATAAGTAGGAGAAATTATGGGTGGAAGAGGTAGTGCCTATATAAGGCAACAAACAAGTGAAGAGGGATTAGACAAAAGAGCTAGAGAAATACATAAGCTCCTAGATGAGATGGGAGCACCAGCCAAAAAGTCAATAGCAGAAACAGTTGAGATATTGAGAAAGAGAGACCGAGATAGTGGCTTGGTATTCAACAAGAATCCAGACCCTGACAAGATGGACTCAACCAAGGTTTATAGAGAGATAGACCGAGTAGTGGGAAGATTGGAAAAGAAATACACAAACAGCGATTTCGACAAATTCAAGAGAAACTATAACGAAGCTCGAAGCAAGTATAGTAAAGGCGACATAAATGGAGCAACCAAACAGCTGTCAAAAGTTCCATACGATTATATCAGATACAGAGCACTGGATGAATCAATGTATGGAGACCCAACCAATGCAAAGAAAAAGAATTTTTATAAAGCATTCCATTAAAAAAAGACCTATGGCACTAGAGCACGAAGCTCGCACATAAGTCTATAAGGTTTAGGAGCAGATTGAGCACGAAGCTCTTTCTCCTAAACCATTTTTAGTATAGCAAATAAAAAAATAAAAGTCAATAGGGAGTGCCACCAGGGGCGGTCAAATCTCTACAGGTTTTACTTTGAAGAGCGGGCGGGCAGTCGCATAAAAAAAGTCGCAAAATCAAAAATCAAAAAAAATAAAATCAAAAAAATAGCAAAAATTCGCCAAAATACTAGAAATAGGCGATTTTTTTAATTAAAAAATAAAAATAATTAAATTTTTTATAAAAAATAAAATCAAAAATAAATCAAAATAAAATCAAAAAATAAATAAAAAGTGAGGAAAAATAAAATGCCAAGTGGTGGATATAGACCAGGAGCTGGAAGACCAAGAAAACCAGTAAGTGAAAAAATATTAGATGGAAATCCAGGTAAAAGACCAATTGAAATTTTAGAATTCGATGAAGGCGAAGAACTTCCAAAAGACCCACCAAGTTGGTTGTCGAAAACAGGAAAGCAAGTTTATAAAACAATCGTAGAATGGTTGGAAAAGATTGGATGCACGAAAGGAATTCTTCCATACAATGTTGAAGAATATGCACACTGCAAATCGAGATGGTTAGAAGCTGAAGAAGCCTTAAACACACACGGGTTATTAGTAAAAGATAAAAACGGAAAGCCAACACCAAATCCTTATTTGCAATTCTCACAACAATATTTGAAAATGACAAACGATGTGTGGTCAAAAATATATCAAGTAGTGAGAGAAACAAAACTTTCAGAATTAGATGACAACTCTCCAAACGATGATGTGATGGAGAGCCTACTAGGGGGAAAACGATGATAAGAGTTATAGAATTATTTTCTGGCATCGGTTCGCAAACCCAAGCATTAAAGAACATAGGAATAGAGCACGAAGTAATTGCTGTGTCAGACAACGATGAACAGGCAGACAAGTCATATAGAATATTGCACAATCCAAATGTAAACAACCTAGGCGACATAACAAAGATAGAAAGTTTGCCAAGTGCTGACCTGTGGACTTATTCGTTCCCATGCCAGGACATTTCCATCGCTGGACTAAAAAAAGGATTAGAGCAAGGTAGTGGAACAAGGTCAGGGTTATTATGGGAAGTTGAGCGATTGCTACTAAAAGCACGGGAGCAAGGAACATTGCCTAAATACCTATTGCTAGAAAATGTTAAAAATTTAATAGGAACAAAATTCAAGGATAGCTACGACAAATGGCTATCCTTTTTGAATGAACTTGGATACACCACATACACCAAAGTGCTGAATGCCAAGGACTACGGAATACCACAGAACAGGGAAAGGGTGTTCGGAGTTTCAATACTAGGAGACCACGAACCCTATGTGTTCCCAGAAAAGCAAGAACTGAAAATAAGGTTAAAAGATATGCTAGAAGAGAATGTTGATGAGAAATACTATTTGAAAGCATCAACGATAATCAGCATACTAAAAACAACATTCAACCAAAGGAAAGGTTTGCTACACGGAGAACAGGACATCTGTGCAACCTTGCTAGCAAGGGATTTCCACGAACCAAAGCTCATAGCAGTTGGTAAGTTAGAGGGTGGAGTTTGGGATAAACGATATAACCAGATAAGACAGGTGTTCGACCCAGATGGCATAAGCCCAACAATAATGGCTGGTGGAGGTGGTGGAACAGAAACAAAGATTATTGCTATAAAGGGAAGAGCTGAAAAGCCAAACAAATTGATTTGTCGTGGTTATAAGAAATTCACAGATAAGCACGGATACATTCCAGAACTATTCAATCCTTATCATAGCAAAGAGATTGGAGACATTGCGCCAACACAAACAACGAATTGTGGACTGGACACAGCAAGCGCATCGGTATTAAAAGCAGAGGTGCATCAGACAGATGATTATTTGCGAATAAGGAAACTAACACCAACCGAATGTTGGAGATTGATGGGCTGGAAAGATGACCAAATAAACAAGATAAAAGCAAACAAGATAAGCAATACACAAATGTACAAGCAAGCAGGAAATGGCATTGTAGTCAATGTCCTAGAAGAAATTTTCAAAAAATTATTCAAAAACGATACAAAATAGAAAAGAGTGTGATATAATAGAATTATCCATAAAGAGTGTGCGAGGGACAGCCCCTATGACCACACAGCAACCTGCAATAGTAAGGTGCTAAAGGCTGACCGATGGCGAATCCTATATTCTATTATTATATCAGCCCATCGGTAGCGATGGGTTTTTCTATGTGCTTTTTATGGAAAAAATAAAGGAATAGGAGAAATTATGAAAAAAGTAATTACAAGTGAGTCCGTAAACATCGGACACCCAGACAAGACTTGCGATACAATCGCAGATGCATTTTTAGATGAGGCCTTAAAACAAGACCCAAATAGTCAAATGGCAGTTGAGTGTGCCATAAAGAATGATAAGTTGTTTATTTATGGGGAAGCAACAACCAAAGCAAACATTGACTATGACAAAATAGCAAGAGATGTATTAAAGGACATTGGCTATAAAAACGAATTCACAATTATAAAAGAGTTAAGTGAACAAAGCCCAGATATAAACCAAGCAGTGGTAAAAGAGAAGCTTTGTGCAAACGACCAAGGTATGGTCTATGGCTATGCAACAAATGAAACCAAAGAATTTATGCCATTGCCAATCGTGGTGGCACACAAACTAATGAAAAAATATGATGAGTTTAGAAGAACAACCGACAACTATTTCGCAGATGCAAAGAGCCAAGTGTCAGTTGTTTACGAAGACAAAAAGCCATTAGAGTTCGGCACAATCATTGTGAGCGTATCGCACAGTGATAAACTAACCAAAGAAGAGATAAGAGATACAATCGCTGAAAAGGTTATTGCACCAGTGTTGGCAGAGTATGCTTACTTAATCGGAGCAACAACACAGCCGATCGTGAACCCAAGTGGTAAATTCACAGTGTGGGGAAGCTTTGGCGATAGTGGTTGTGTTGGCAGAAAAATCGTAGTTGACACCTATGGTGGAGTTGGTCGAGTAGGTGGCGGATGCTTCAGTTCCAAGAATGCAACCAAAGTTGATAGGTCAGCAGCCTACTACGCGAGATATGTGGCAAAGAACATTATTGCACACGACCTTGCTGATGAGTGCGAAATTCAAGTTGCTTATGCAATCGGACTAGAAGACCCAGTGTCAATCTGCATTGATTGCTTTGGAACAAACAAAAAACCATTAAACGAAATCGCAAAGTATGTTGATGACAATTTCGATTTCAAACCAGATAACATAATCAAGGAACTAGGACTATTAGAACCAATATTCAAGCAAACAGCGTGCTATGGACATTTCGGTAGACCAAATCTTCCTTGGGAACAAATAAAAGTTTAGAAAGAAAGGAGCTCAAACGAGTTCCTTTTTTCTATGCAAAGGGAGACAAAATGCAAATAGAAAGAGTAAGAGTAGAAAAACTAAAACCAGCCGACTACAATCCAAGAAAGAAGCTCAAACCAGGAGACAAGGAGTTTGAGAAATTAAAGAAAAGCATTGAAGAATTCGGCTATGTTGAGCCAATCATATTAAACAAGCGAACAGACACCGTTGTTGGTGGACACCAAAGATTAGAGGTAATGAAACACCTAGGATACGAAGAAGTTGATTGTGTAATAGTTGACCTGGACATTCAGAAAGAGAAAGCATTAAATATCGCCTTAAACAAAATTAGTGGCGAATGGGATAACGACTTGTTAACTGAACTATTAAAAGAATTAGACCAAGATGGAATGGCTACCTTAACAGGCTTTGAAACAGCAGAACTAGATGAACTATTCGCAGGAACGGAATACAATGTGAGCGAAGACAATTTCGATGTCGATGAAGCAATAGAAGAAATAGCAAATAAGCCATACACACAAAATGGCGATATTTGGTATCTTAAAAATCATAAGTTATTGTGTGGAGATTCGACAAAACTAGAAGATGTCGAAAAACTATTTGACAAAGATGAGCAAGCAAGTTTGATAGTAACAGACCCACCATACAATATCGACTATGGTAACAGTGAACAAGACAGAGCCAAAGCTCGTGGGAAAACAATTGAGAATAGGAGCATATTAAACGATAATATGGATGATGAGTCGTTCTATAAGTTCCTTTTCAAATTCTATGAAACAGCATACGCAATCACAAAAGGTGGTGGCGTGATTTATGTATTCCATAGCACCAAGGAATCAGTAAATTTTATTGAGGCCATGAAAGATGCTGGATATAAGGTTTCACAAACACTGGTTTGGGCAAAAGACCACTTCACATTGGGTAGAAATGACTATCAATGGCAACACGAACCAATTCTGTATGGTTGGAAAGTAGAAGATGGGAAACCACATTATTTCATACACGATAGGACATTGTCGACAATAATAGACACAACCAAAGATATCGACAAAATGAAGAAAGAAGAACTTGTCGAAATGCTCAAAGCAATATTGGAAAACTATCCAAGTGACATAATCCAGGATAACAAACCATTGAGAAATGCAGAACATCCAACGATGAAACCAATAACATTATGTGGAAAGTTAATCAGAAACAGCAGTAGAGAGCGTGAAATTATTTTCGATGCATTTGCAGGTAGTGGTTCGACAATGATGGCTTGCGAACAACTTAATAGAAAATCATACAATACGGAATTGAGCGAGAACTATTGTGATGTCATTGTAAAGAGATTTGTAAAGGCATTTGGCAACGATGAAATATACCTTGAAAGAGATGGAAAAATCATTGAATTTAAGGATACAAAATTGTTTGAAAAATAGTGGTTTTATTTCGGTTTTGTGCTGGACTTGCAAGGGGCTTTGCGGTATGTTTGTGTTAACCATAAAGGAGGAAAAATTATGGAAAAAACACTAATAATTTTAGACCTAGATGGACACGAAAAATTCCTAATTGTCAAAAACGATTTAATTGACAAGGTAAGGAAATCAATCAAAGTGTTAATCGATGGCTACAACAAAGAAGCCCCACCAATGAAAATGATGTCATTTGTACTTAATGCACTACTATCAATTTATAAACCAGATGAGTTATCAGAAATAAGAGTGGGCATTATGATAAAGGAGATGTCGAGAATATGATAACAAAACAGAAATTGGCAATCGACTTCACTGGACCAAATGGAAATACACATTTTCTATTAGCACTAGTGAGCGACATACTACGAAAGCAACATCGCCCAACGGACTTTAACAATATGCGAGACAAGGTGTTCGCAAGCAAGTCCTATGCCGAAGCTTTATATCACATCAATGAGCTAGTGGAACTCAAAGACACATCAAAACGACTAGACCTAAAAACCTTAATAAAATTGGGAAAAGAGAGCTACGAAGAGAGGTGCAAAGATGAATATTAAGCAAGCAGAAAAGAGAACCAAACAATTCTTGGAAACTTTAATGAATCTATTTATTAGATGGATGGATGAGTGCGAATACGAAGACATCAATGATTATTATAAAGTAATAAAGAAAGTCGAACCCAGAGCAATCGAAATGACCGAAGACCCATTTGGAGTTAAGATAAACGACAATGGAAAGATAAGACACATAGTGGTAGAAATTCAAGATGATAATATCATTATTGGAGAGAGAGGTTAGTATGTCAAATTTATACATAACGAAAAAAGTAAAACGAGAGATGAGAATGGATAAAGACTTCGCAGAAGAAATAGCTCAATGCTTAATAAGATTCGGCAATAGAGATTGGGGAGATAGCGAAGAACACGACAAAAAAGCAAACGATGAAGCAATGAAAACAAAAGAAAGAGTGGTTGCAGTTTATAAAACAACAAAAGGCAAGGTTCAAATGATTTATGAAAACAACCACACAACAATAACGATAATGTTTACAAACGAATATTAGAAAGGAAGAACAAAACACTTCCTTTTTTTTCATCAAATAAGGAGTTGAGAAGTGAACGAGATTGAAAAGAAAGGTCAAGCCCTGGCAGATAGAGCGGTCGCCTTTATCAACTCCCTAAAACATACCAAGGGAGTGTGGTATGGCAAGAACTTTGAACTATTACCTTGGCAAGATAAAATAGTGAGAGACATATTTGGAACAATAAAGCCAAACGGATATCGACAATACAACACAGCCTATGTTGAAATCCCCAAGAAACAAGGGAAAAGTGAATTGGCAGCAGCCATAGCATTATACCTAACTTGTGGAGATGGCGAATACGGGGCAGAGGTCTATGGTTGTGCTGCCGATAGACAACAAGCATCAATCGTATTTGATGTTGCAGTTGAAATGATAAATCAATGCCCAGCATTAAAAAAAAGATGCAAAATATTAGCGAGCCAAAAGAGAATTGTATATTTACCACTAAAATCATTTTACCAGGTGCTATCAGCAGAATCATACACCAAGCACGGACTAAATGTGCACGGGGTTATTTTTGATGAGTTACACGCACAACCAAATAGAGCATTATACGATGTTATGTTGACAGGTTCTGGTGATGCGAGAAAGCAACCCTTGTATTTCCTAATCACAACAGCAGGAACGGATAGAAACAGCATTTGTTGGGAAGTCCACCAAAAAGCTGAAGATGTTATAAAGGGAAAGAAAAACGACCCAACATTTTATCCAGTGATATACGGAATTAAAGATGATGATGACTGGACTGATGAAAAGAATTGGTACAAGGCAAATCCTAGTTTGGACATAACAGTGGACATAGAAAAGATTAGGGCTGCCTTTAACAATGCAAAAGAGAACCCAGCAGAAGAAAACTTGTTTCGACAATTAAGGTTGAATCAATGGGTTAAACAATCGGTAAGATGGATGCCAATGGATAAATGGAACTTGTGTTCGTTCCCAGTAGATAAGGAAAGGCTGAAAGGTCGGCTTTGTTATGGTGGACTAGACCTATCAAGTACCACAGATATAACAGCGTTCGTGTTAGTATTCCCACCAGAAGATGAAGACGGAAAATACGAAGTGTTGCCTTTTTTCTGGTTGCCAGAAGAAACTTTGGAATTGAGAGTAAGAAGAGACCATGTGCCATACGACACCTGGAAAGCCAAAGGTTTAATAATGACAACCGAGGGAAATGTGGTGCACTATGGATTTATTGAAAAATTTATAGAAGAGCTCGGAACACAATATAACATAAAAGAAATAGCATACGACCGATGGGGAGCAGTACAAATGGTGCAAAACCTAGAGGGAATGGGTTTCACAATTGTGCCATTCGGACAAGGTTATAAAGACATGAGCCCACCATCAAAGGAACTAATGAAGCTTGTGCTAGAAAAGAAAATAGCACATGGTGGAAATGAAGTGCTAGAATGGATGGTTGATAATATTTATATCAAAACCGATCCAGCAGGAAATATCAAGCCAGATAAGGAAAAGTCAACGGAAAAGATTGACGGAGCAATAGCACTTATAATGGCATTGGATAGAGCAATAAGACACAATGGACAACCAGAAAGTATATACAATCAAAGGGGCATAATAATTCTATGATTTGTGCTGGACTTTAAGAAAACAAGTGAGTATTGTTTGTGGTAGGAGGTGCAAATGGAAGAAAGAAAAATTATATGCAACAAGGCTCAATGTAAGAAATGTAAAGATATCATTGAGTCCAAGACCGTGCACGACTTTAAGTTCTGTAAATGCGGAGCAATAGCCGTGGATGGTGGCAAAGATTACATAAGGCGACTTGGCTTCCCAGAAGACATAATAGAGTTGTCGCAGTATGAAATCGAAAAACCAAAAAACGAAAATAAAAAATAATCGTAAGAAAGCACTTGAGAAATCAAGTGTTTTTTTGTCGAAAATAGGAGCAAAAATGGGATTATTCAGTAGAAAGAAAAAGGAGAAAAGAGACCTGGACCAAAAAACTGCTGACTTTATAAAAGGGGTAGATATAGACACTGGAAGAATGAGCAACAGTGGTGTAGATGTCGATGAAGATACAGCCCTTAAAATATCGGCAGTATATGCTTGTGTCAAAGTGATAAGTGAAACAATCGCAAGTTTGCCACTAAACCTATTAAAAGAGCTAACAAATGGAGATAACGAGAAAGCGAAACAGCATCCGTTATACGCAATATTAAAAGATGCACCTAATAGCGAAATGACAAGTTTTACATTTAGAGAAATGCTAATGACAAACCTGTTGCTATGGGGAAATGCTTATTCGCTGATAAAGAGAAATAAGCACGGGCAGATAGTAGAGCTATATCCATTAAAAAGCAAGAATATGGTTGTGGAACGAGATGCAGTAACAAACAACATAAAATATACTTACACAAACAACAAAGGCATCAGCAAAACATATAGTCCAAAGCAGATACTTCACATACCTGCTTTTACTTTTGATGGGGTTTTAGGTGTGAGCCCAATAACCTATGCAAGGGAAGCTATGGGCTTGGCACTAGCCACGGAAGAGTTCGGCGCAAGGTTCTTCGGAAACGGGGCTCGACCAGGTGGAGTGCTAGAACACCCAGGAATAGTTAAAGACCCAGAGAAATTGAGAGATAGCTGGAACAAAGTATATCAAGGAACAGCAAATTCACATAAGGTGGCGGTTCTAGAAGAGGGTATGAAATACCACGAAATAGGAATGTCGCCAGAAGATAGCCAATTTTTGCAAACAAGGTCATTTCAATTGACTGAGATTTGCAGAATATTCCGTGTGCCACCACACATGATAGGAGACCTATCACGAAGCACATTTAGCAATATAGAACATCAATCAATCGACTTTGTCGTTCATACAATAAGACCTTGGTTGGTTCGCTGGGAACAAGCCATTGCAAGGTCATTATTAAACGAAGAAGAAAGGACAATCTACTATGCCAAGTTTAATGTCGATGGATTGATGCGAGGCGATTTTGCAACAAGAATGAGTGGGTATGCAATAGCAAGACAAAATGGTTGGATGTCGGCTAATGAGATTAGAGCATTAGAAGATATGAACAAGATTCCAGCCGAAAAGGGTGGAGATTTGTACTTGCTAAATGGGAACATGATTTCGGCAATCGCTGCTAATGGAGGTGCAAACAATGAAATAAATAAAGGAGGACAAAATGACCAAACAGGCGGAGAAAAACCAGTTTGAAAGAAGAACGATAACCCTTAAGGAATTAAAAGTTGTCGATGCCTTGGAAGAAACTGGTGGAGAACCTGCAATCGAAGGCTATGCATCAGTATTCGATAGTTGGAGCGAAGAGTTGGGCGGAAGTTCCCCGTTCCGTGAAAAGGTAGTGAAAGGAGCATTTGAAGAAACAATTCAAAATGATGACATTCGAGCCTTATTCAACCACGACCCAAACTATGTGCTAGGTAGAAACAAAGCTGGCACATTGACACTCGAAGAAGATGACAAGGGCTTAAAGGTTAAGATTATTCCACCAAATACAACCTGGGCAAAAGACCTACTCACCAGTATTAAACGAGGCGATATAACACAAATGTCATTTGGTTTCACAGTAATACTCGACAGATGGAGCTATGAAGATAGCACTGATGTGCGAGAGTTATTGAAAGTGAAACTATTTGATGTCAGCCCTGTGACATTCCCAGCATACACACAGACTGAATGTGGCATTCGTTCAATGTTTGATATTATGAGAACCCACCAAACCGAAGTGGCTAAAAGCAAGGACACTAACAAAAGAAAGTTAGAAATGCAAAAACAAAAATTAAAATTTATGGGAGATTAAAATGAGAAGTTTAAAGGAATTAAGAGCAAGGAAAAATGATTGTCGCTTAAAGGCAATCCAAATCATCGAAAATGCAGAAAAGGAAGATAGATTCCTTACTGAAGATGAAAACAAAGAGTTAACAAGACTCGAAAACGAAATGCGTGGTTGGGAAAAGCAAATCATCCGACTTGAAGTGTTCAAAGGCGACACCGAAGAAGAAGGAAAAACTGAGAAGAAAGAAGATGCTGACACCAAGAACGACAATGCTGGCGAAGCTGATGAAACTGAGGTTGTTAAGGATAACCCAGAGAAGAATGAAGAAAGGGGCTTTAGAACCCTAGGGGAACAAATGATGGCTGTATATAGAGCATCTACACCAGCAGGAAGAATTGATAGAAGATTGACCACCAGAAGTGCAAGCGGTTTGAATGAAACAAACCCAAGCGATGGTGGTTTTTTAGTGCAAAAGGACTTTGTTGCTGACCTATTAAAGAGAACCTATGAAACAGGTATCTTGGCATCAAAGGTAAAGAAAATCCCACTTTCAACCAATGCAAATGGAATTAAAATCAATGCAGTTGATGAAGATTCAAGAGCAAATGGTTCAAGATGGGGTGGAATCCAAACCTATTGGGAAAACGAAGCTGACAAATTAACTGGTTCAAAACCTAAATTTAGAACAATGGAATTGAGCCTTAAGAAATTAACAGGTTTATGCTATGTAACCGATGAATTATTGCAAGATGCAACAGCATTGGAAAATGTAATCCGTGAAGCTTTCGCAGAAGAATTCGGTTTCAAAATTGATGATGCAATCATCGGTGGTACAGGTGCAGGTCAACCTCTTGGCATTTTGAATGCTGGCTCACTTGTAAAAGTTGAGAAAGAGAAAGACCAAACTGAAATCATCACAGTGGAAAACCTTGTTAAGATGTGGTCAAGATTATGGGCTCGTTCAAGAACAAATTCAGTATGGTACATTAACCCTGAAATCGAACCATTGCTTTACACATTGAAAGTAGGCGACAAACCTGTGTACATTCCAGCAGGTGGTTTGAGCGAAGCACCTTACGGAACATTATTCGGCAGACCAGTAATGCCATTAGAACAATGTTC